TCGCTGTGTTAGACAACCATCCGCCTTAATGGATAGTTGTTAAAAGTCTAGCAACGAATTAGGCGTTTGTGCCAATGCTCGAAGCAGACTCGATGCGGCGAAGTGCTGCTTCGCGGAAGCGACCATAGCCACCCAGCCAGTACCAGCCGACTGGCTGGAGACGCTGAAGGATGTCGGTCACGGTGCCGCGAACAATCTTCGGGTTTGCGCCGTTTCCATCGGTGGTGCTGTACGCCTTAGCAAGAGCCTGACGGCCCATGATGAGGGTTGCATACACATCTATGGTTCCAGCGGAGCCGCTGTTGTCTGAAGCGTTTGCAAACAACGGGGCGCGTGGGGTTTCAATGAAACGCACCGACTCAAACTGACCAATTTCACCGTTGTAGATTCCTGCGGGGTCACTATAGATGTGCGGGTCACGCCAGTTAGCCGCACCGTTAGCGCCGCGGAAGTCGTAGGAAACATCGGGATGGATGTAACCCATGTACGCGCCGTTGAAGGTTGCAACATTAGCCTTACGCAACTGTGCTGTCACCTTGCGAACATCGTCACCGACAAGAATGTCGTCAGTGTTGATGGTCGTGCGGCTTGACGGGTCGGTAGCACCGCCCGTGGCATAGGTAACAACCTGGTCAATAGAGTCGCCAGCGTTGTAGCCCACAATGTTGGCAGCCGAAGCATTAACATCGAGGAACGAAGTGCCACGCAACTTAGCGGTGGTCACAACAGCGTTACCGTACTCGTTGAGGGTAACTGTTACCTGGCTGTCGCTCATAGCAACAGGAGTAACATCAGTTACTTCGTTGAGGGTAGCGGTGGCTGCTGCGATGTCTGCAAAGATGGTGAATGTAACACCCGAACCAGGCATGGCCTGTTGGGTTGGCTGCACATCGGCAGCCTGGTCGAACAAGAGTTCTGAACGCAGTGCGAAGTACGCAAGGCGGTCAAATGCTACCTGGTCAACCGAAAGGGATGAAGTGGTGGTTTCTCCAGCCATTTTAATTTCTCCTTAGATTAGGTTTACGAAAGTGATGCTTGCGCCCTATCCAAGATTTCCATTATTTCTTTTTCTGAGGATGCTGCCGCAATACGGGCCGCCCAATCCACAGGTTCATCAGAAAGGTTAACCCCTGCTGCAACCTGGTTACTGCGTGACCAGGCTTCCGCTTCCTCTTTCAGAGGGTTCGGATTCGCTCCTGCCACTAAACCTGCTTCGGCTGCGGCTGAACGAATTGCTTCGGGTGTCAACTCGCCGTCATAACCTTTCACGAAATACTTTGCCATCGGGGTACCCATTGGGACACCTGCTTTGGCAAAAGCAAGTTCGCGTTTGGCGTTTTCGGCTTCCATCTTTAACTGCCTGAGTTCTTGGACTTCCTTCTCCAACTCTTTCATGTGTTGGCGAAGCGGGTTCTTTCCCGTTGTCTGCTGACCAGTTTCCTCGTCGTAGAAATCCTGTTCTTCTTGCATATGGCACTCTCCTTTTTTGCCCACATCACGCCCAGAGGAGACATGATGGCTGCGTTTTGTTGACACCCCATGTGTACGCCGTGAGTTGAGGGGGTTCCCTCACGGGTTCCTTCCTTGCGGAATCGTTTATAACTATACACCACTGTTATTAGTTACAAGTGGTATTCAGAAAATTTATTGTAACCCTGTTACAGTTGCGCCTTGGCCTGCGAAGCCACCACCGCCAGAGAATTCTGCGGTACGGCGTTCTTGCCGTTGACGGATGCGTTGTGTTGCGGCTGCGTTCGTGCCGAATACGCCTGAGATTTGTTCTTCACGGGTGATTGCTTGTTCGCCTGGTGCGCCACGGAATAGTTCTTCCATCTGTTGTATCGCGCCGAATCCTTGCTGGGCTTGTTCTTGGGTGACACCTTGTTGTGCTAACTGTTCTGCTTCTTGCTGTGTGAGGGTGATGCCACCGCCTGCTTGTGCGCCACCTGCGATACGGGCTGCGCCTGCTTGGCGGGTGATTACATCACGGCCCTTGGTTGGGTCCAGGAAGTATGCGGCGAGGCTGGCTTCGTCTACGCCGTAAAGTCGTTTCATTTCTGCCACGGTGTTTGGGTCTGCGTTCTTTACCGCCAGGTAACCCCGTTGGATTCTGGTGTCTAGTTCTTGGGCTGATACATCGCTGCCAATAAAGTTGGCGAAATCATCCTGGGTGTCGTAGAAACCCACAGGCAGGTTGTTGCCTGCCAAGACTGCTTTCAGGTTGGATTCGATAGCCAAGTATTCGGAAGCGGAATATTCTGGCAGACCTTTCTGGCGACGGGCTTCGTTGCCTTTGAATCGTTCCTTGTATTCGGGGCGGTCACGCAACATCAGTTCCAAGACTGGCAGGTTGCCTGCTTCGGCAAGGCTGGGGTCGTCAACCAAAAGTCCTTCGACATAGTTAGACAAGGTTCCCAACCCGATTGAGTTGAGATAATTTCTGATAAATGCTGGGGGGACAGCCATTAGATAACCTTTCCGAATACTCTGGCGAGATTAGTGGCCATGGATGAATAGGCCTGACGGTAGTTGTCGGTCTTCTTCCATTCAGGAAGTGAACGAACATATTTGGTCCATTCTGTTTGGCTCATCATTCTGGCCTGACCGTTTTGTTGTGGGGTGAAATCAAACAACTTGCCGTACTTTGGTTTCGAAATGTCGATGGTGGTTGGGTCCACTTCGAGGATTTGGGCTGCAATGTTTTGGTACGGTTGAGCGATGTCCGTAACGGTCATGCCGCTGTCCAACTGGTTGGCAAGGCTGGGGTATAGGGTTTTGGCCAGGTTACGGAAGTTGTCTGTGATTTGCTGCTCAGACATTTCGCCTTTAATTACTTGGGCGGAATAGCCGTTTAGGTCCTTGCCGTTCAAGTTGATTCCGTACTTGTCTGCCAAAGAACGAAGATTGACCGCTACCTGGGTTTGGTTCAATCCGACCCGTTGACCATCTTCTTTGGGTTTGCGGGTAATTTCTGTGCCAACATACTGGGCTAGTTCTTGGTCACTCCAATCGAACCGTAACGCCTGGTTTGCTAAAGTGTTTAACTGTTTGTCGCTCAGGGTGAAGCCCAGGCTTTTAGCGTAGGTTTCGATGGTGTTCTGTTTGTCTTGAACCTGGGCAGAGAACTCTCCTGGTTGGCTTGTTTTTAGTTCAATGTATTTAAGTTCGGACTGTTGCTTGTCTTTATACCAGGCCGTTGATTTGATGGCGTTAACGAAACGGGTTCCATCCCATTTCTCTGCTACCGCTTTATCTATAACGGATTGTAACGCTGGTACAGAATCATACAGGTCAACTATCCACCCGTAAGAATCCTTTGCTGCTGTCTTCCAATCTTCTGCCATATCAACCGCCCATCAACTGTGACAATAGGCCCACATAGTCGCCGTAAGATTTTGCTTCGGCTTCTGCTGGGGCTGTGGTTTCTATCTGTTTCTGCACCAACGCTTCTGCGCTGGGTGGTTCAACAAGTTCTCCGCTTCCAAGGTAAAAGTTCTTTTCGTTAGATTGAAATGTTTTTACCAACTGGTCGATTGTTCCCTGGTCAAGTTCGCGGCCCACGATGCTGCGGGCTGCCTGGTTGAACACCAGTTTCAAATCGTCTGGGTTTGACAGTTTGTAAGTGGGCATTGACCCGCCGCTGCCACCTGCCCCCATTTCAGGCATACTGTAGAGGGCTACGGCTGCTTCTTTATAATCAACACCGTAACGGTTGGCGACTCCTAAAAGTTTGAGGAACGCACTGACAGTAGGGGGGTCGATAATTCCTGGGCGGTATGAACCCAGATATCCAACCCCGACCAGTGCTGACTGTACGGACAGTAGTTCTTCTTGGGACATTCGACCAAGGAGTGTGTCTTCGTCACCTGAAAAGTATTGGGGTTCTGTAACTGTTTGGGGGGATGGTTGGTTGAACATGGCGGGGGCTGGTTCTGGGCCGAACGCATATCGGTAACCTTCGTATGCTGTTGCTCCCGTCGCAGGGTTTTCGTACAGGCGACCCGACACTCCGATGGCGGAACGGTACGGCCATTCTGTTTTGTCGGTTACTGTTGTGGGCGCACCAGCACCGATGGATTTAAGCCAGTTGAGCAGGTCGTCGGAAGAAATGTCGCCAGATGGTGTTGTGGTTGGTGGTGTTGTAGCCATATCAGTCTCCTAAATCCGTGTTCCATTCTCTTGCCAAAACATTCTGCCAAACGAAAGCAAACTGTGGAACCATCTGAGCAAGTGTATCTCCTGCCCTGGTCAGCCCGTCGCGTACATACTGTGCCTTAGAATTTTTGGTCCAGTTTGTGCCAGGGTTGCTTGCGTTGTATTCTTGTAAATAGAATTCACGAAGACCCATGTACGATTTTATAACTTTACCAATATTGGACTGTTCCAAGTATTCAGACTTGGTTTCAACCATTTCTTCCAACTGTTTCATTTGTTGTTCGCGTCGGCTGGCTGATTCCGCCCAACCGTACTTACCATCCCAGAATGGGTACAGTTCGCTGATTTCTGACTCAATAAACCTCATCTGGTTTTGGCCAGCATCCGTTTCTAAATACTCCACTTTGTAAGAGGCGCGAGCAATATTAAGCAACAGGTAACCCATTTGAGTTTGGGCATCCACCAACATTTGTTGAGGGTCATTGGCTTCCCTCAAGCCACGATACTTTTGACGCGAATATGCGCTAGGAGAGAAATCCCCCGTTATTGGTCCCAGATATCCTGCGATAAGCGGGTAGGTTTCCAACAACTCTTTGTTATCTGTTGCCCACCTGTCATATTCTTCAGTTGGTTGCAGGCCAGGAATTTTGCTTTTGGTAATACTCCCGAACAGTGAAAACACACTTATGCCGTATTCTTCAAGGAACTTCGTGGTTCCCTGATAACGAGACAACCCGTTTTCTTCTGCGGCATCTTCGTATTCGCGTAGTTTATCTGCAAGGTAACCGACACGGATGTCCCCCATTTTGGTTTCCGCCATGAAGGTTGAGGTGGGGGAACCGACGATGGCCTGGGTTAGACCACGCATGAAGTAGAGGATGTTGGTTTTTGTTTCAACATCTTTCAACACTGCTTGCATTTCTTCGTTGCTTTTAATTGCTGGGATGGTTGTCGAGTAGGACTGCAAAACTTTGTTGTAATACATTTTGTAGTCAACCGTCGACTGTTGGTTGCCGAAAATTAACTTTGTAAAATCCGCCAACATCGGGCCGATGACTGGGGTTTTACCCGCCCCCTGTGCAACAAGTGGGGACATTCTCCGTAACCAAAGTGGGCGTGGGTCGAGAGCCGACATGACACTGCCGCGGTCTTCTGGTTTACCCATTGGGAAAATAATTTCCGCGATGGTTGACATTTCTGGTTCGTTAAGTTTTGT